CACCCTGACTGCTTTTCGTGAGCAGCTCGAAACCATCTGTGCCACGAAACCGGACTATCGCATCGGCGGCAGCGGTACGGATGGTACCTGTGACTGCATTGGTCTTATCATCGGCGCAGTCCGCAGGGCTGGTGGGAGCTGGACAGGCATCCACGGCAGCAACTATGCAGCCCGGAAACAAATGGCGGACTTTGGAGAAATCAAAGCCGCAGATTTGTTTGTTGGCGAAGTTATCTATAAAGCCCGAAAGCCGGGAGACAGCAGCTATAGTCTGCCAGACCGTTACAAGGTCGGCGATGATTTGCTGGACTACTACCATGTGGGCGTTGTCACCAAGGTGCATCCGCTGGAGATCACACATTGCTCTACTACAGTGAACGGCAACAGCATCCACCGGGATGCAATGCTCGGCAAGTGGAGATATGGCGGCCGGCTGAAGGGCATCGACTATGGAATGATTCGGGAGGAAGCAGAGATGAGCGAAGTCAAGATGCAGGAGATCAGAAACAAGGCGACTGTCACAGGTGGTCGATTGAGTCTGCGTCAGGCTCCGTCCAAGACCTCTGACCGTCTGGCGTGGATTCCCAACGGTGCCCGGCTGGATGTGACCGGGCAGGGAGACGGCTGGTGTACTGTAACCTACGACACCATTCCCGGATATGTCATGGAACGCTACCTGATCCTTGACGGAGAAACCGAGGAAAAGCCCAAGACGGATGCCGAGAGACTCGAAGCACTGGAAAACCAGGCGGCAGAGTTTGAGCGTCGCATCGCTGCGCTGGAAGCAAGAGCCGGCTGAAACCAATAAAACGGCCCACCGTATTGCGAGGTTAGAATGACCCCGTGATACAGTGGGCGTACATATCGGATGATCTTGCACAGTCGTGTTTTGCACGGATCGTGTAAAAGGTCGAATATGAAGAATGTCGAGAAATGGCCTTGCTATTTCATCGATTCAGAGCGATATATGTGCTACCGAAAACAAAGAAAGGGGCACAAAGCCATGAAAAAGTATGCACTGAATATTGATGACCGCAAGGTTCTGGTAAGCCGCCTGATGGAGTTGACCGGGCTTCATTCCCGGTACACTTTCATGCCGCGCTGCGCTTACATCGTCGGCAGCTACACCGTAGAAAAGGAGGGAACGCTTGTGATCGAAGACAGCGCTGCGCCGGAGATCATCCGGACGCTGCTGGACGAGGGCATCATCCGTGAGGAAGGTGCGGAAACCCCGGGGACTCCGGAAACGGAAGCCACCTGTGGGGAGGCCACGGAATCGGAGTGTGAAGAGTCAGATGAGACTGTGGACGGCACCGAAGATACCCAGCCCACCGTGGAACCGGGCGCAACTGCCGAGGAATCCCCGGAAGCTCAGGAACCGGTGGACGTGGATGAGTCGATGGACACCGTGAACGACACCGATGCGGACGAGGCACCTGTTCCGACCGAACAGCCGACCTTGCAGGATGTGGACGAGCTGACCATCAGCCTTCCGATGTCTGGGCATACCGCCCAGAGCATCCGCAACTTCCTGAACCTGATGTACAGCCGCGGTCCTTTGTTGAACAAAGCAATGGGCACGAACTTCTCGGTATCGAACAGCCTGCTGGATGCCGTGGAACAGGCATCTACCCGCACGGTGGAGGAGATGCTGGATGAGCTGGAAGAGTACCGCCTGGGTGCCGGCACAACCGGCATGACTGGAATCTCTATCACGGCAGAAAAAATCAGCCTGACCTTTGCCGGTCCGCTGACGCAGGAGAAGGTGAGTGCATACACAGAACTTTGTTCCGCTATGAACCGGATGGCAGTTACCCAAAAGCGGATTCAGGCAAAGACCGTCAACGATGCCAATGAGAAGTACGCACTTCGCATCTGGCTGATCCGACTGGGTCTGAACGGGGATGAACACAAGACCATCCGCAAGCTCCTGATGCAGAACCTTACCGGTCATGCGGCATTCCGCACCAAGGAAGATGCCGAAAAGTTCCGGGTCAAGGAAAAGGCAAAACGAGATGCGCTGAAAGTCGCAAAACAGGCGACACACGGCGGCGTTTCTGCCGCCGAGGAAACGGCCGAAGCGGCAGCGGAAGCCCCCACACAGCCCGACTGTGGGGCTGACGGCGCACCCCAGGCGCAGGAGGCGGGAGCGTAAGCTCCTGACCCCTTATGGGGGCCGCTGGATAAGCGAGAGCTTCTTCCATTGTACCGATATTAACTCTGAAAATGTACAGTATCAAGTGTGTTTTTCACCATAATGTACACGATCTTTGCTCTGAATGATCGGTGATTATTTGACCCTTTATGGCCTTGATATCCTGCCCACATGACGGTAATATGCACATACCGCAAGGGGAACAGAACAAGACAAAAGGAGATAAACACCATGAACGATAAGACCAGAGAGCAGATCGAAGCCATGAAGATGCAGACCATCGGGGTCGAGGTTGAGATGAACAACATCACCCGCGAGAAAGCCGCCAGAAAGGTTGCCGAGTTCTTCGGGACGACCGCATGGTACGCAGCCGGCGAGTACGGGTACATGAGCTGGGCTTGCAAGGACCAGCAGGGCAGGGTTTGGAAATTCCAGCGAGACATCAGCATCCACGGACCGGAAGCTGAAAAGTGCGAGATGGTGACCCCCATCCTTACCTACGAGGATATCGAGACCTTGCAGGCGATCATCCGACTGCTCCGCAAGGCTGGCGCAAAGTCCAGCCCCAGCCGGGGATGCGGCGTTCACATCCACATCGGCAAGGGCAACCACACCCCCAAGACCCTGCGGAATCTGGTCAACATCATGGCCGCCCACGAAGAACAGATCGGCAGAGCGATTCGCATCGATGCAGGCAGAACCGGACAGTACTACCGAGTGGTCGACCCCCGATTCCTTGACCAGCTGAACAAGAGAAAGCCGACGACCATGACCGAGCTTGCCGACATCTGGTACGCCGGCAACCACGCAAACTACGGCAGAACGGCACATTACAATGAAAGCCGATACCATATTTATCAAGGCCATTTATCGACATAGATCCACCAAAGATATGGGCTGATGATCGTCGATAATATGACGTTTTATGGCCTTGCTATTATGCCGAAACGACGGTAATATGCACATACCGAAACGGAAAGGAAGGAAAAAACATGGAACGCTACACCTACGAGATCACCTTCACCCGGCTGGACGGCCAGCCCGACGAGACCCAGCAGTACACCGATGAGGGGGTTGCCAGAGAATGCTTCCGGCTTTTCGATGAGCCGGACAGCGCCGAGATGTACAGCCGCATCCGCCTGACCCGCCACGACTGGGAGACCGGCACGGACGAGGTTCTGGAAACCTTGGAATTTTGAGAAAGGGGAGAACGAACATGAAAATGGAACTGGACAAGAAGCTGGACACGATCCGGCTCAATGTATTGGCCGCCAATTTTGGCGACCTTGCCACTCGCCGTCAGATGATTCAGGAGTTCGGGGATTACCCGGATGCCCTGTGGGGTGTCAATGAAAATGGGGAGAAGGTGATGCTCAGCATCCGGAAGAACGGCATCACCGAGCGAGTGTTCCAGTCGAACCGGTGGGTTCGGGTCAACGAATACGACGCCGACGGCTGTGAGGCTGGCGAGACCTACGAAGGGCGCTGGGCAGAGTGCCCGAAATCCACGGCGCCGGAGACGGACGAGGAACTGGAGCTTTCGGATGCCCAGAGTGCCCGCAACGATGAGATCTACAACGCTGCGTATGAATTCTGCAAGGTCATGGCGGAGGATGACGACCTCCAATGGAACATGGAGATCCTCGGAGAACTTGCAGACCTTGCCGCCGAGCTCCTGACCCGGCACGGCAGCCGTGTGCGCTACCCTGCGGTGGTCACCGAACCGGACGGAAGGCAGTATATCGAGGAATACCACGACGGCGCAAAGTGACACATTTTCCGGAGTGCTGGGCTAGATGATCGTGTACATTAGCCGCTTGCTATCACCCTTGAGTGACGGTAATATACAATCACAAAAACGAAGGGAGATAAACACCATGACCTACACGAACATCCGACTTTTCACTGCCAACGGCATTCCGGAGGCACTCAGCAATCTTTGGTACGGCACCGACTGCTCGGTGGTCGAGATCCAGGATGCCATCGAAGATGCCGAGAACGCAGCAGACCTTCTGCGGCGCATCCAGAAGATGAAACTTCTGAAGAAGGTTGCCCTCGACCGGGAAACCGAACAGAAGGTGCGGTTCAAGACCACCGATTGCTGGGGCAATACAAGCTACCTCGAAATCCGCAAGTAAACCGGACGGATAGGGGCAAGGGGCTGGGAAACCGGCCTTTTGCTCGTGTCCGTCCAATGTCATACCGCCTGAATGTACACAAATCTAGGGGCGAATGATCGTGTATCATAGCCGCTTGATAGTGTGCGAAAGTGACGGTAATATGTGCATACCGAAAGGGAAAAACCCACGGAAAACACAAAAAACACGCTGGAGGATACAAAAATGACGAAGAATGAAAACCGCATCAATAAGCTTTTCGAGGAACTGGTTCCCACGAGCGGCAAGGCGGATAGCCTCGCCGGAGAACTGGTCAGAGCCACCGCACGGATCGGGTACCGATTCTTCAACGACGGCGACATGGTCAACCAGGGCTACGGCAAAGAAACCTGCAACCCCGCGGCCCGGTTCCTGATCGCCAAGGGCAACGCAGAAATCAGCAGCCTGACCGTAGCCCTTTGGGAGATCTTCAGCGAGGATGCCTACGAAAAGGTTCTGGATACCCTTGAGGGTGCGGTTGCCGACTACATCAAGCAGAACCCCGACCTTCGCAGCCAGCCCACCAAGGATATGTGGGATTACCGCGATATGGCGGAAGACTGGGACGACAGCTGCGATGAGGAAGAGGACTACGACGACTGCGAAGACGACTACGATGAGGAAGAGGACTACGACGACTGCGAAGACGACTACGATGAGGAAGAAGACTACTGAGCAGAAAACTGCGGGGGGGCTTGCCTGAAAGGGCGGCCCCTTTTCCTGTGCTAGGGCTCTCAAATATACACCGATCCTGGCGTGAATGATCGTGTAATCTGCGGCCTTGCTATCTGCGGGACGTGACGGTAATATACAGTCACAAAAACGAAAGCGAGGTACATAGACATGAAAAAGCAGACCCTGACCAGGAAGCAGCAGAAAGCCCTGCTGGACATCGCAAAGCGCCTGATGGTGGAGGTGGAAAACCGAGGCGACCTTGAAGCGCACGGCTGCGACAGTGAGGATTTCATCGAGGTTCCCGTCTGGGGCATCCAGAAAGCCATGGAGGAAGCCTACCTTCTGGGCAAGGCGGAGAAGTAAGCCCGACACAGCCCCCACAAAGGGGGCGCAGATGCAAGCCAACAAACTCCCCCAACCAAACCGCACAAGCCCCACACAGGGGCTGTGTGGCGAGGTGGTGGGGCAACGGAGGAATGAGTATGAACGACGAAAGAGTCATGGACCTTATCGTGGACATCTACAACAATATGAATGACGAGGATAAGGCTGGCTTCACGCTGGAAGCTGCCAAGGAGATGGTCAAGGACCAGATTGAAATTGATTTTTCCCAAGGTCGTGAGCCGCTGGAATACGACCCCCAGCTCTTTTATGAAGTAATCCGGGAATTCATTGAACAGGATGCCGAGGACGGAGAGTGATGTACATTCTGCCCGGTATTCCGGGCGGATGATCGTGCAGCATAGCCGCTTGCTATCCTCCCCACATGACGGTAATATGTGCATACCGAAAGGGGAAGACCCTACGGAATGAAAAAACACGGAGGATTTCACCATGAAGAAGCATCTGAACAACTTCCCGGAACACAGCATCAGCATCGAGAGCTACTACGACCTGCTCAGTCCCTGCAACGACAGCATCCTGCAGTTTGGCGACCGGGTTCTGGTTGCCAAAACGAACTGGAAGGGCGGCGTGGAGGCTGCGGTTTACGGATTCGCTGAGGACCCCAAGGAAGGGCTTTCATCGATCGAGTGCCGACTGGAACTGCTGAAGATTTCGGATGAGGTCTTCTCGGATGCCGGACACGCCATCGAATGGTGCATCCGGAACGCACACTGAGATATGGGCGGGGGCTCCCTGCGGGGGGCTTTTGCTCGTTGCGGCAGATCTTCCGTGCGCAGGATATACACATATCCGACAAGACTGTGGGCGAATGATCGTGTATCATAGCCGCTTGATATACTTCCCCAGTGACGGTAATATACAGTCACACCGAAGGGGAGAAGCCCCACGGAAAACAAAGCATACGGAGGATACAGACCATGATGAAGAAAGCCAAAACCTACCTTGCCAGCATTCAGGCGGCTGCCACCGAGCGAGAGCTGACCGGCATTGAGCTCATGTTCAAGCAGGACATGAGCATCAACGGCGATGACCTTGGCAAACTTTGCCGGGCAGCCGAGGACAAGCGGTACACCCTGCGGAACAACGCCGAAACCCTGCAGCTCAAGGACATCCTTTTCCAGCGGACGAGAGCCGAGATGGATGCCTACCACGACATGAGCCACAAGCCGGAGAGCTGGACGGCCGAGGACATAGAACGCCAGCGCATCCGATTCTGCGCGGTCTGGCAGGTCATCGAGGAGGCAGAGCTGGTCGATGAGTACGAGGCTTGGAAAGAAGCCAACCCCAACGCATAACCAATAAAGGACACACGCCCCGCAGGGGGCTGTGTCTCGTATCCGCCGTGTTTGATATACAAAGGACTTCTTCGGAGGTCCTTTTTCTTTTGCCCATTTTTACAGAAGGGAGGGATAGCCAATGGCTACCAGAGGCAGAAAACCGAAGCCGACCGCCATGAAGGAACTGGAAGGCAATCCGGGCAAGCATCCGCTGAATACCAGCGAACCGAAGCCCACAAAGAAAGCACCGGCGTGTCCGAAATGGCTGGAGCCGGAAGCAAAAAAAGAATGGCGGCGTCTTGCCAAGCAGATGGAAGCCATCGGCATCCTGACCGAAGTGGACATGGCTGCCTTCGCCGGCTATTGTCAGGCATACGCACGATGGAAAGAAGCAGAAGAATTCATCACCCAGCACGGCACCATCGTCAAAACGCCCTCCGGCTATTGGCAGCAGGTGCCGCAGGTCTCCATTGCACAGACCTATCTGAAAATCATGAACCGCTTTGCCGAGCAGTTCGGTCTGACCCCATCCTCCCGAAGCCGGATCATTGCCTCGGATTGCAGCCCTGCGGATGCTGCTGATGAGATGGAAAACCTGCTGGGAGGTGGCGGATGATGGAGAGCAGACCGAAGAACTACCCAAAACTCAAAGACTACAAGCCCAGCCGCTTCATGCTGCCGACCTGTCACTACGATAAAGCCAAGGCCGACCGCGCCGTGCGCTTTATCGAAAACCTCCGACACACCAAAGGCAAGTGGGCGGGCAAGCGGTTCTGGCTGCTCCCTTGGCAGGAGCAGATCATCCGGGATGTTTTCGGTATTGTGGATGAGCGCGGAAACAGACAGTTCCGCACAGCTTATGTCGAAATCGGAAAGAAGAACGGCAAGTCGGAGCTGGCCGCTGCGGTGGCATTGTATCTGCTGTTTGCCGATAACGAGCCCTCCGCAGAAGTCTATGGCGCTGCCGCCGACCGGCAGCAGGCATCCATCGTCTTTGACGTTGCCAACCAGATGGTGCAGATGACGCCGGCACTCATGAAACGCTGCAAGATTATGGCGGCAACCAAACGCATTGTGAATTACAGCAACGCCGGGTTCTATCAGGTGTTGTCAGCGGAAGTCGGCACGAAGCACGGCT